TTGTGCAGACAGTCCATCACCTCCGCCCTGCTGCGGCACATCAACCGTCACAGGCGCAAATCCCACATACCCCTCAGCCTTTTCAGCGTCGGAAACATTGTATGTGCCGTTTTCTGTTATGGTTATGGGCTTGACCTTGCCTCCCTTACCATTCGCCAGCCCCAGCAAATACCACATCATATCATCCATCGCCGCTCACCTCGCTTGTCGTGGGAATAATGTTGCCGTCTGTGTCCTCAGTAATGGCGTACTCAAAAATCTTGCCGTTGTAGTTCGCCCGGAGGCTTTTGCCGTCCTCAGCAATTTTCACCGCAGTGGGCATCATACCATTCAGGATAGCTCCCGCAAATCTGGCAACACCCTCTCCTGCCATCTCAAAGCCGTATTCGGTCTTGGAGTTCTCGTTCACAAATTTTATGCCCTGTCGGGTCATTTTCGTGTTGCCGTTGACCTCGCCTATCTGTACACGGTCAGCCAGAGGGTCATATTCATTCTCCTGCACACTGTTCCGCCCCATTTCGGCATACAGCCCAAAGTCGGTAATTCTCAGGCGGCAGAAGTTCGTCACAAGCGTTGTTTCACCAAAGGTAATGCCCGCCCCGGGGGCAGGATACGCACTTACAAGAGCCTTGCAGCTCCACGCCCTGTAGGACTTGTTCTGTATCGCACCGATGACCGCACCTGCCAGCTCTTCCGAGGCATAGACCGAACTTATCTTCATCGTGTGATATGCGTCCGTGCCGCCGCCCGAAGCGTATGTCCTGCTGCCGTCAGTCATGATAACGCTGCCGCAAACCTTGGTCAGACCGTATTCAATGCTGCTGTACTGGTCAGCCGAAAACAGCGCCGATGATGCGCCGCTGGCAAAGGGCAGAAATGTAAGCACCCCGCCCTGTACGAAGAAACAGCCGCAGGCCGCCTCCGCCAGGTCGGAGAGTATTTCCTTGGCAGTCCGTCCGAAGACCTTGTCCTTGGGGCATTTGGTGATTTTTGTGCCGATGATGTCACCCGCAGCGATCTCCGTAAATCCGCATATGCTTTTGATGTTGGCAAGCACGGCGCTTACAGATGCAAATTTGGGCTTGTTTTTCTTGTCAGAGCTGTTGCTGCTATCGCTGCTGCCGTTGCTGTCACTGTCGGACGAACTATCACCGCCCGAGCTGTCCTCCTCCGCCGTGAAATCACTTTCTTCAAGGGTGCATTTGGCAGATGTGAACATCGCCCTGTCATAGCAGGTGAAGCTCAGCCTGCCGCCCGAGGGCTTCCTGCTGCTCACATAGAACACAGGCACCTCAGTTCCGCAGGAAACAAGTACCTCCGCACCATAGGGGAACAGCCCCACGGTGTCATCGTCATAGTCGCAGGCAGGAACATCAAAGGTCAGCTGCTGACTGCAAACGCCCCTTGCACCGTATCCGTCCGCAGTGTATGATATCTGCAGGTTATTGAAGTGCGGCACATCAATGCCGCCGATGCTCAGAGCAAGGCTAAAGGCGGGAGCCGCCCACAGGAGCGGCGCTTTCAAGGGTCAGGGACATATCCCATTCAAGCCCCTTGCCACGGCTCACAGCCTTGTAAGCCGTTTTCTTGAACTGTGCCGACACCGCTGCAGGGGAGGAGTAGGTCACAGGAAATGTCTTTCCGCTGACAGCGCCCGATATCTTAGCCGCCGCAGATGTGGGGACCTTTTTCAGCGTGATGTTCAGCGTAATGATATCCCCTATATAGCCGCCCACAGTGGAGCCGTCATGGTTCTCAAATGCGCTGCTGTCCTTTTTGGGGGCGGAGCTGACGGTAAAATCCGTCACATATCCGTCCGCCCTGACGTTGTTGATAACAAGTTCAAGCATATTATCTTCCTTTCTGCACATTGACGCTCTGGGTGTAGTCCAGCGAATATTCACCGCACACCTTGCTGTCAAGGGTGAGGTCTCCGCCTGTGACCTCTACATTCACATTTACATTCCGGTTTCCGCTGTTTTCCGCAGCGTTCTTGTATGATACCTCGGTGGCAACAGTGCCGCTCACCTGAGTGAAAGCGGAAATGTTCATCAGCTCGGACAGCTTGCCGCTGAAACCGCTTGCGAACTGCTCCGCAGCTGCCGCACCCGAATCATAGGCGTTCACCCCCATGTCCGTGAGAGCCGCCGCAAAGGCGTTCTGCATATTTTCAGCGTCCTTGGCGTAAAGGTCGGCGGACAGATCATCTGCTATCTGCTCCTTGCGTTTATACAGCTCGATGACCTTTTGGCGCTCTTCTTCACTCATACCCGCAAGATATTCTGCCATCTTGGCACCGTCCTCGGCGGACATACTGTTCAGCTCTTCGAGGAGAGCAGCACTTGCTCCGTCCTCTTTCAGAGCCTTGATGTCAGCGTGATATTTCTCCATGGCGGCTATCTGCTTTTCAATGTCATTTACCTTGTAGATGGTGGTCTCATTGCCGTCCTCGTCCGTTTCCTTTTCAACGGAAAAAACAGAACCGCCCACAGCCATGAGCCGTGAACGGTAGTCGCTCT